AGTATCCCGAGCTCTGTTACGGCGAGCGCCACAGCCCACATTTCGATTTCTTCAACCACGGCGCACACAAGCACGTCTGGTATGGCGAGGATTACGCCGCCTGCCGGCGCTGGCTTGATGCCGGCGAAGCGCTGTGGATGGTCCCCAACCTCAACATCACCCACTGGTCAGGCGACACCGCCTACCCAGGTAACTTCCACGAATTTCTACTTCGCCAGCCTGGCGGATCGAACGAGGACAAATCATCATGAAGGCAAGCAAGCAGATTTACCGGGCGGTGAATGCGTCCGTCGCCGAAAAGCGGTTCATAAGCGCCGACGAGGCGATGCCGGACGGCTGGTTCGCGTCATCGCGTGAGGCTGTTGCCGCGTTCAATCCGGCCGACGAAGGCACGAGCGAGGCAGCAGAAACAAAGCCGCGCGTGCGCCGCGGGAAGCCGGCCGACGAAGGCACGAGCGAGGCAGCAGAAACAAAGCCGCGCGTGCGCCGCGGGAAGCCGGCCGACGAAGGCACGAGCGAGTAACCGAGCATGGCGACTGCCCGCAACATCATCACGCTCGCGCTTGAGAGCATGAACAAGCTCGCGCCCGGCGAGACGCTCGACGCGGACCTGGCCGCCGTCTGCCTGCGCCACCTGAACGCGATCGCCGACGACTGGAGTGCGGGCCGCGACATGACGCCCCGGGATGTGATCGCCTCCGGCGCCGTGACCGGGGCCAGCCTGACCCTGGGTGCCTCACCGTTCGCGGCGATCCCGGTTGGCGAAGAAATCATCTCAGCGCAGGCCGACGGCTTCCGGATGAGGCTGATCACCATGCAGCAGTACAACGACATCCCGCTGAAGACGGAAAGCGGCCGCCCGGAGGTCTATGCCTGGGATGGCATGGCGACGGTGTACCTGTACCCAGCCGCCACCGGCAACACGATCAATCTGCTGACGCGCGCGCCCTTCTCCAGCTTCGCGGACCTGGACACCAACTACACGCTGCCGGCCGGCTACCAGGGTGCGTTCGCTGCCTCACTCGCCGTGGCGCTGGCGCCGGCGCTGCTCGGCGGCGTGCCGCCCGGCCTGCAGCTGGCCGAAAAGAAGGCGCTGTTCAACGTCGCCAATGCCAACATCCGCCCAGCGATCATCAGCACCGACCCGCTGACGCCGAGCAGGTGCGGCAACATCCTGTCGGGGGATTATTGATGGCTGGCCGCAACTTCATCCCCTGCATTGGCCCGAGCTACCACCTGGACGACCGCAAGGCCGCCGTGCAGACGGCGATCAACTGCTACCTTGAGCAGATCGAGGGCCTGGGCGAGACGCGCGTTTTGACGCAGGTCTCCGCGCCCGGCTTGGCCAGCTACCTGTCGCTCGGCGCCGAGATCCGGGGCCAGCGCAACGTCGAAGGCCGCTGGTTCGTAGTCGCAGGCAGCACGCTGTTCGAGATCGTCAGTGGTGCGGCCGTGAGCCGCGGCACGCTGTCGAGCGCGTCTGGTGCCGTCGGCATGTCGCACAACAAAACGCAGCTCGCGATCGTCGCCGGAACAGATGGCTACGTGTTTGACCTGCCCACGAGCACATTGGCGCCGATCACGTCGGCCGGCTGGCGCGGCTCGGACACGGTCGGCTTCATCGACGGCTACACCATCTTCGTGGCACCGGACACCGAGCAGTTCTACATCACAGCTATCGACGATTCGAGCACGTTGGACGCGCTCGACTTCTCGTCGGCGGACACGCAGCCCGACAACATCGTGGCGGCCCTGGTGAAAGATCCCGAACTGGTGTTGCCAGGCCGGTACACGACGGAAATCTGGGGAGACAGCGGCGGCGCTCAGTTTCCGTTCGAACGCAATCGGTCCGTACAGATCAACATCGGATGCGTGGGGACAAGGGCATGCATCTTGGCAACCGACTCGATCTTCTGGATCGGCCAGACACGCACCGGCAGCGGCATCGTGTACCAGATGGCCGGACATTCGCCGAATCGCGTCTCGACGCGCGCCATCGAGCAGATGCTGGCCCAGTCGACGGACATCAGCGCCGCCACCATGTGGACATACCAGGTCGACGGGCACGAGTTCATCGGCATCAACGCGCCGGGCCTATCGACGACGTTGGTGTACGACGCCGCGATGCAGCAGTGGCACGAGCGCGCCGAGTGGTCCGACGGCTGGGCGCCATGGCGCGTGACGTCGGTGTGCTACGTGAACGGCGGCCAGTACGCCGGCGACGCGCAGGGCAACCTGTACCGGCTCGACCAGACCGTCTACACCTACGGCGCCGACCCGCTCGTGCGTGAGCGGACATGGCCGCACATGGTCAAGCCCAGCATGGAGCCGATCACGTTCCGCGCCCTCGAGCTGGCGTGCACGACCGGCTATGGCGGGAACGTCACACTCGAAATCTCGAACGATGGCGGGTTCAACTTCGGCCCGATGCTGATTCGTTCGCTTGGCGCGATCGGTCAATGGATGCAGAAGATCCGCTGGATGATGCTCGGCACCGCGAACGACCGAGTTTTCCGGATCCGCTGCTCCGATCCGGTCCCATTCAACATCCACGCAGTGGCGATCGACGATGCTTAGCGTTCTACCACCCACACGGATTGCCATCGGCACCGTGGAAATCGCCGGCAAGAGGTACGAGGTATTCGCCTCGACCGAATGGGCGCGCTACTTCCAGCAGCTGAACACGCTGACGGTCGACAACGCATCGGCGGCGAACGCGAGCCAGCCGCATACGGCGTTGCTGAGCGACGCGGCGGAAGCGCCGGACGTCTTCCCGGGGCCACCGGGGCCGCCAGGCAGCCAGGGCGATCCGGGCCTGGCGCTGTTCCTGCTGCAGGACAGCGTCGAGGACCAGGGCATGCTGGCCGGGCCTTCGGTTGACCTGTCTTCGCCGCCGCCGATCGGGAACGGCGTGCCGGCGGCTGGAAGCTTTACAACCCTGACTGCAACGGGCGGCTTCGGCTGCAACGGTAAGAGCGCGCAAAGCTCGGCGACCGTGAACGCCGCCTCGACCGACCTTGCGACCGTCATCGCGCTGTGCAACCAGCTGCGCGCCGCACTCATCGCCAACGGCATCGCCGTATAAAAGGAAAACCATGGCATCGAACAAGACTTTCCGTTTCGGTCCGGTCGCGCTGACCACGACCATGACGACCAACCTGCTGAACCCGCCCACGGCGTCGGGCGGCGTGAATGCCGGCTCGTCGCCGCAATACATCATCCTCAAGCACGTTCGCGTCACGAACAAAACCGCTTCGGCGGCGTCGTTCTCGACGTGGCTGGGCGCGACAGGCGCGAATGCGGCCGGCACCGAAGTGATTGGCCAGGGCCAGGTTGTCGCCGCGAACAGCCCTTACGACTATTACGGCCTGCTGCGCATCGACGCTGCCGACTTCCTGGTGGGTGGCGCGAGCGCAAACGGCGCCCTGACCATCTCGGGCGAGGGCGAGATCGGAGTGGCCGGCTGATGGACCTGCAAACCATTGACACGACGCTGGACTCGATCGAGTCCACCGGCAAGCCGACCCGCGAGCAGATCCTCAACATCGAGCAGTTCATTCTTGGGTGCCCGCAGACCGAAACGCCGACCAAACATTACTTTGCGCCAGGCCTCTACGCGCGCGAAATGTTCATCCCGGCCGGTACCGTGCTTACGGGCGCCGTCCACAAGACAGAACACTTGGTGCAATTCGACGGTGACATCACGGTGCTCACGGATGGCGGAATGCAGCGACTGACGGGCCGTCACACGTTTGTCAGCAAGCCCGGAATGAAGCGCGTCGGGTATGCGCATGCGGACACGTGGTGTACCGGCTTTTTTGTGACCGACAAGACGAATGTCGAGGAACTGGAAAACGATCTCGTCGAAGATGCCCATCTGCTGCAGAGCAGACGGCCAGTCATTGCCTGCGCGGGTGAATTGAAAGTACTGGAGGAATAAATGTTTGGCATGTCAGCAACAACTGCGGCACTCGTTGGTGCCGGCGCCGCGACCATTGGCAGCGCGATGATCAATTCGAACGCCATCAGCGATGCAGCAGACCAGCAGGCACAAGGCAATGCCAACGCGCTCGCCGAGCAGGGGCGTGAGTTCGATATCACGCAGGAAAATCAGAGGCCCTATCGCGAGGCTGGGCAGGCCGCACTCGGCAAACTGGCGCTCGAGAACGACGTGCCGCTTGACCCGAACGCGGTCCAGCTGGATCCGGGCTACCAGTTCGGACTGCGGGAGGGCCAGCGGGCCATCGACCGCAAGACGGCGGCGGCCGGCGGCCGAATCTCCGGTGCGGCGCTGAAAGCCGCGGCGCAATACGGCACCGATTACGCGACCACCGGCTACGGCGCAGCCTATGCGCGTGCGAACCAGGCGCGCACGGACCGCCTGAACCGGCTTGCGGCGCTGGCCGGCATTGGTCAGACCGCTACGCAGAATGTCGGGGCGCTGGGGGCGCAAAACTCCAATGCACGTAGCGCCTTGATGGTGGCGGCCGGGGACAACGCCGGCGCCGCGACCCTCGCTAGAGGGAACATCTGGGGCAACGCGGGCAACCAGTTGGCGGCGCTGTATGGCCGTCAGTCCTCGGCCGCGCTGAACCCGTACACATCCGCCAACCAATACTCCGGCGGCAAC